TTCTTGCAGTTCCTCCTCGTCCTTTTTAATACGCTCTGCGTTTTTATTTTTGCGTGGGCGTGGATCAACAAACCCTGCTACTTTTACTTTTTCTACGTTTTCTAACTCTGGCATAATATTTACTCCTTTTGTTGGGGCTGATTTTCATCAGGTAGCCATTCTACCACCAAGTCCTTTCTTGGTGTTACGCTTCTTTGGTTTAGTTTTCTTCGGCTTTGAGGCTAAACCACCCTCTTTAAAAGCACCGAAAGTTGGTATAGATTGCATAGCTGCTGTGCCAGGATCTGTTGGTCCTACAAACTCTCCTGACGGTGTAAATCCTGTAAAGGCTGTTTGTGCCGCATCAAATGCTTCTTGCACACTACCACCTTGTCTTAATACACTGTCCCTAGCACTGTCGGCTCTATCTCTTGCTTTTTCGTTTTCTCTTCGTGTTGCATCAGCCACACGCTTTTCGTATTCTTGCTGACTAATAGTTTCCTCTGTTTTTTCTTTTGGTTGTTTTCTTTTCGTTGCCTTTGGTGTAAAACTTATAGCATCTTTAACAGCTTGTTCTGCCGCCTTTGCCTTAGCCTCTGCTTCTCTTTTTAGTCGTTCATTCCTTTCAGCTTCTTCCTGTAGCCTTTTTTGTTCTCTCTCAAATCTCTCCTTCTCTTTTCTAGCCTCCTCAGCCTGTCTTTCTGCCTCTCTTTTTTCTACAAAAGATCTGTAACTAGCCTCTCTCTGCGCTTTATTTCTTTCAGGATCAAAGCTAAAGGAGGGAGAAGAAGCAGAGGGAGAACCAAGCATTGCTTCTGTTTGAGTAACAATAGGTTTATCATCAGCAGTTCTTTGCACAGTGATTGGCGTTCTATCTACTCTCTCTGTAAATCTATTAAAGTCCGTTGCTAAACCTGTCTGTAAACTTGCGTCTTCACTAATAGGTCCTATACCTGCTCCTGAAGGACCTCTGAATCTTGTGGGATCACTTAACACCTCTCGTCTAGACATAGACATACTTGGGTCTAGAAAATCTCTCCTCACTATAGGTGTGGGTGTTCTAACAGGTTGCACTGCACCTAGCCCACCTGTGCCTGTAAACTGCCCATCAGCTTCTATTGATACACCAACAGGTAAGTCTTGTAGTCCTGTCGTCCTTTGCTCTGTTCCTGTTGGTGCAAATGTCTGACCAACAAAACTGTCTAATCCACCTGCTAAACGAATGTCATCTGCTGTTGGTGCTTGTGGTGGTGTGTATGTTTGCTGTAATGGTTGTGATACTAGCTCTTGTTTAGGTATGCTCTGAGACAAAGGTCCTAAGTCATCTTTCCATGTAGTATCTTTTTTGTCATTTGCAAGAGCATTTAAAAATGCAGTGCTGTGGGCTACGGCTCTGTTTCTGTTGTCTAGTATGTCTTTATTGTTTCCTGCCATCTGTATAACGTAGGGAGTAGGACTTTTATACGTAGCACCCTCTTCATATGAGAAAGCAGGTTTTCCATTCTTTTCATAATTACCTACTAGTTGTTTAGCGTACTCCTCTATGTTACCATCCATTAGGGCTTTGTCAGCTAGAGTAAATGCTGTAGTGCCGTTTATAAGTTGCATGTTTTGGTCTATCAAACCTCGTTTTACGATTGTACGTGTTGCAGGACTTATCTCTTTATTATTAACTAGACTATCAAGGACAGGACCATATCGATCATTTACAAACGCTTTCTTTTCATCAAATATTTTTAATGTCTCTTTTTTAATAGCATCTATTTCATATGATGAACTAGCATACTTCTGTAGCTCCTCTTGTGAAAGCTCAGAGATATTTGGAACAGGTTGACCGTTTTCATCACGTAGTCTATATCCTGCACCTAGAGTTAAGAAACCTCTTGTATCAGCATAAGGCACAAACCTACCGTTCTGAATAGCAGCTCCCCCATTTAACGCTGTAGGTCCATTGCCACCTACTCTATTTAGTGTAGGACTATTAACTATATTATCAAAAGGAACACTAGCCTCTCCCACAGAAAACTGATTGATAGTTGCTATATCTTCTTCAGAACGTCCTTGAAGTAATGGAGAGTTAGATGTGGTCTGCGCTCCTGCAGGTTTTGCTCCTAACAACTCTCTTGCAAACTGAGCAGGACTACTTAAAAAATTAAACAACTTATCTACTCTTTCACCTGCAGCTTTATCCACTTTCTTTTGATCGTACATACCCTCTTCGTCTAATATCTTTTGCGCCTCTTCAGCAACAGTACCTTTATCCTCTTGAGGAGATCCCTCCGTTCCATATCCATAATCAAACACAAAGTCTCCTGTAGACGGACTACCTTCAAGGTCTGTGCCAAATGGAGCAGACGTTCCTATCTCTCCCATTGTAACAAAGTCAGGTGCAGTCTTAGGTGATGGTGTATATTCTGTGCTTAACAGGTCAGGATACATCTGCTGAAAGTCTTGCCCACTCTCATACCCTAGTCGTGGATTAGGATCATAGAATTTTTGTCCCCTTACCCAATCGCCTATAGCTTGCAAGAAGCCTTTACGTTCTTGTTGATTAACCACCTCACGTAACGCTGATACCTCTGCAGGTGTTAACGGTAAATCATTCTCAGGATTTTTACCCTTGGCTAATATGTCTAACGATCTTTCTTTTGCTCTCTTCTCATCTAGCTTTAGTAAAAAACTGAGGACAGGAACATTGGCTAATGTTCTGCCTATAATACTATTTCTTTGATCGTTATATGCTTTTAGTTCTAACGGTGTCATTTCTGATACAGCTTTAGCTGTGGGTGCTATGTCACCTCTTAGTGCTTTGGTGGCTGCATCGTAGGCAAGATCACTCATGCCTCGCTCTGTTGTATTTCTAGCCCTCTCAGCCTCATCTTCCTGTCTGCTACGTTCATCAGCCGCAGGATCAAATGTGCCACCTCCTGTTGTAGCAGCCCCACCCTCTAGAAAGTCCGGTGGAATGTACTGCATTGGCTGCCCATTATAGAAAGGTATGACAACTGTTTTACCTGTTTGTGGATTTGTAAAGTTACGCAACTCAAAGCCAACGCCAGGGAAACGATCTGATGATGGGTATCTCTGACCTGGTGTGTAGGGTGATCCCATTACATCAGGGTATATGTCGCCTACCACACCCCCTTCGTCAAAACCTTGTAGTTCCTCTACAGGAAAGGGGAACTCTTCCTGCTCTTCCACAGGCTGTCCACCGATACGTCCGTCTGCCTCCATTCGAGCTAGTCCGGCTTTTGCTTCATCTCTTAGTTGCTCAAACTTATCAATGCCGTGATAGCGTACAACATCAGCAGGTACTACATACTCACCCTCACTGAGCATTGCAGGTACATCATCTCTTACTTCTTCTGCCATACTACCTGCAGGAACTTCATTACCACTTACAGGGTCACGCTCTACACCGTCATCAGCGAGTACACCACCCTCGTTCATAAACGCAAACTTCATCTGCTCCTGCATTGGTACTACTCCCCCTTCTTTGTATGTTTTAATAGCACCACCTCTAGCAGCACTAACTCCCCCTGTTGTTCTATCTTGTTGCCCTTTTGCTAAGGCTGTAACACTGACACCACCAACTATACCATACTTTGCTAGTATGTTTATTAAATTATCATCAAATATAACGTAATTATTAGCGTCTTCTAAGCCTTTTTTTGATGCCTCTGGTATGTTTGTCATAGTACCTGCTTTGTACTTAATACCTTTTACACCTTTTTCTGAAAGCTCTCTAGTAATTTGCCTCGCTGTCTTTTCATTTATCTTACTAGAAAGGGCTGTTATCTCTTCAGGAGAAGGGTCTACCCCTACATCTTTTAAGGTCTTTACAAACTTATCAAGAGCATCTTGCGTTTTTTTATCTTTTATAGTAGTTTCTCTTTTAACTAATCCTTTAGTTAGAGCAAAACGTACATCTCCCTCTCCTAAAGGTAAATTATCTTTCTTTAATTCATACTCTTTATAATAAGGCTCTAATGCTTTTTGTACTTTTTTACTCTGTTTTGATAAGGGTAAACTATAGTCTATTAACTGATCATCTTTCGGAGATAGACTAACCAAATAAGTTTTAGGATCAATATCTTTAACGTCCTCAAAGTTTTTATCTCCACGTTCTCTTAGCTCTTTCCCAACAGCACCTTTATAAAAGTCTGCAATAGCTTGGCTCTCTGTAAAGTAAAGTCCATAACCAAACACACCTTGACCTTCTCCTGTTCCTACTTTGTCAAGCTTAAACTCATCAAAGTTTTTACCAGAGCCATGAAACGCAATAAATCCTGATTGATTTTCTTTTGGAGGGACTGCCCTCGCCACGTTGTCTACAATGGGAGCATCAAGCTCAAGCCCTTTTTCTTTTAGTATCTTATTCCAGTTTTCTTTCTTACCTATACCACTAAAGTTATCTACCTTTGATGTCCACTGTTTAGACCAACCGTATTCTTTGTTAACATCAAAACCTCTGTAGTCGTCTCCTACCCACATCCACTTATGATGAAATATTTGATTACTATTTCTTTCTGCTACGTTACCATTTGCATCAACAGCTATCATTTTTCCTGGTGTTGGCTCTCTTGCTGTATCAAAATCAGCAGACTCGTCAAACCGTATTGTATCAGGTGTATCCCCTTTGCCTTTCATATACATCAAGGTATTGAAGTTATGGTCGGATGGTAGTTTCTCTAAAGCACTATTGTATAAATCTTGAACTTTTTTAGGCTGACTCCCTATATAGTTTTTATGAAAGTATACTTGGTTGCCACCAATAACTTTTCCAACAGGAAAGTCTAATCCACCAAACTTACCACCACGTTTAAATATTGTTCCTTTAGGGCTTTTAAACTTTTTTAGCTGTTCTTGTACCTGCTCTATAGGTTTAGTAGCTGTTATTATTTTGCCTTTTCTAGTTACGTTACCTGCCCCAAATACTTTTTCCACAAAGGGAACGTAGTCCACTGTCTTTTGATTTCTTTGAAAGCTACCACCTTTTTGTGTTACTCCACCTACACCTTTTCCATCTCCTTCGTAAACAGAAAAATGTGCTTTACCCCCTGGCTTTACTGCGTTTTCAGCTTGTTGGATCACAGTATTAATATTAGCGTCTTCTTTTATTACGTTTAAAACGTTGTGGGACATAGCCACATCAGCCTGTCCTTCTCTAATAGCATCAGCAACGGCAGCATTATGTTCTGGTGTTCTGTTAAAAGGATCAAAAACTTTTACATCTATTCCTTCTACAGATGCGTCTTCTATAACTTTATCAAATCTGCCTCCACCTATATCAACTACCTTTTGCCCTTTTTTTAGTTCTCCTCTTTTCTTTAGCTCTTTATATCCTGCAGGTATCTGATTAAGTGATGTTCCACTAGATTCGTACATCTGCTCAGGGTAGCTCCATATATCAGGCACATCTGATTTTTCTGCACGAGTAGCCTTTAGTCCTGCCTTTAGTCCCTTGGCTGCAACATCGCCAACAACAGGTATTAAACCCACAGCAAAAGCTGCTGAGTTAATTGCTGTGCCTAACACATCACCCTTTTTGTAGCTCTCAACTACATCACCTGCAGCAAGTATATCACCTGCAATAGGAACAAAGTCTAATGCTCCTGTACCCACTTTACCTAATCTTTTTTCTGCTAATCCTCTAACACTAAACGCATCCTCTGTTTGCGTGTCAATAGGCTTAGTCTCTTCAACAGGCGGCTGTCGAAATATAGGTTGCTCTTCTTCTTCTTTAAGTGGATCTACTACTTCAGGTCTTTCCATTATTCATCATGTCCCTTAGTTGCATCATGCGTCTAAGAGCAGAGATAGCACCTTGCAATCTGTAGATGTCAGATGGCTTTTCTGTCTGCTCCATTGTACGTTGATAGTTTACTATTGATCGTTGTAGCTCTTCTACAAAAGCGTCCCATAGTTCTTTGTTATTCGTTAACTCTTTAATCTTAGACATTACCTGTAAATCCTTCTTCTCCTGGCGCAGGTGCTGTACCTGTACCTATCTGTCCCCCTCCACCTCCTGTGGTATCTTGAACATCTGCTCCGGCAGGTGCAGGTGCTGTTCCCTCAGGTGGTTGTGGGGCTTGTTGTTGCTGTGGCTGTGGCATTTGTTCTTGGAACTTCTTAAATATCTCAGCTTGTATCACAGCGTCTTGCATGCTATTCGTAACCTTATCAGGGTCAAGATCCATAGCTTTTGCAATCTCTCTAATTATATAATCCATCTTCGCAAATGGTGCTAGTGCAGGGTTTGATGCAACCTGTAAAAACTGCATTAGTCTTTGGCTACGCACTTCGTTAGCCATTAAGCTTTCTGTTCCTTGTGCCTTTATTTCCAAGTCACCCTTTATGCTAGGATCATAGTCAAACTGCATATTGAAACTAAAGAAAGCTTTACCCATCGGTGCTAATAAATAATCATCTACATTCTTTACAACATTACGGATAGAACCATTAGCTGCAGACATCAACATAGATATACCTGATGCTGTACGTCCCACACCCTGTATGCCTGTTTGTCCATGAGCAAAGGACGGAAAGCCTGTACTCTCGTCTGCAAGCACTCGTGCCTTATCAAACAGTTGCATGTTTTCTCCGGCTACGTTTGGGAACTTTGTACCAAAGATAGCTTGTCCTGGCGCACCACCTTGTCGTCTGAATATCTTGCCAGGATATACACTAAGATCTTGACCTGGCACTAGGTTAGTCTCGTCCACTTCCATAATTAAGTTACCACTTAGTGCAGCGTTGTCAATAGCCATACGCATAAAACCATTCATCAAGGTTTGTGTATCATCCATATTCTCTGCTATACCAACACCAAAGAAGCTGTATGGGTTATGCTCGTAAGGAACAGCGTAGTAAGGTATACGAACAGGCTTAAATGGATTTAACACCATTCGTAATATGTGACCTTGGCACACCCATATGTTACAGTTTATCTGCTCTAAGTCCTGTAACTCTGCAGGTATATCCACACCATTCTCTGCTAATATCTCTGAGTCCACATATCCCCAAAACTCTAGCACCTCGTAACGCTCTGTGTAGTTCTCTAGAGCGTAGTCTTTCATGTCGTCTTCCCAATACTTCTTGTCGTATTGTGCGCCCATATCTAAACACAACTCAATAGACTCTCCTCGAAAGTACGGTCTGTTCTTTAGATTACGCATTTGTGTTTTAGACAGTTTATGTCTTTCTACACAATACTCTGCCTCATCCATGTTGTAGGCATCAGGATCAGGATAGAAGTTCCATATGGATACGTGACTTGTTGATGGCACAGTTTTAATTAAAGGATCATAGTTACCGTCTTCTCCCCAATTAGGATACTCTTTGTCTAGTGCAAAAGGTCCTTTCATAATGCCGGAGCCGAACAATGCCATTTCAAATGCTGTGTTACGGAGTTGTTTGTTCGCTCCGGACTCCTCTAACTGATCGTGTATCTTCTTTTCCATCTTCTTTGCTGCAACCATTGCAGGATGAAAAGTAACAGTTGTTTGTGTTTTACCCTCGCCCTCTATTATCTTATCAGACACACCACTTAGTTTATTTGCTTCTGCGCCTAATCTATTCTCTAGGTCTGCTATTGTTTCGCCTGGCTTTAGTTTACCGTTGGGTGCAAACAAAAAAGGCTCTGAGGGTTTTTCCTCAAAAGCCTGTCTTAATTCATCTAGTCCCTTTTCTGCGTTAGGGTCTATATTTATATGCACCGATTCAGACACACCGTCAGGTAGTTTCGTTGGATTTACCGTCAGAGGAAAAGTGTTATTGCCAAACAATACGTCAATTATTTGACCATACGCTGCAAGTGTTTTTGTTTTTGTTACCTTTACAAATACTCTAGACTTTTCTGTTTCTGTAAACTGTACGTCTGGTCCGTATAGTCCTCTGTAGTTTCTGTACGCTTTAAGCCATCGTTGTTCGTCCTGTTGTCTTACATCTTCTGCTCTTTTAAATCTACCTTGTACAAAACTTACTACATCGCTCTCTGATCTTATCGCAGGGTCGTTGTCCTGCATTACTGTGACATCATCAGTGTCAAAGGGTATTTCGTTGTCTTCTGCCATATTTAGTATCCAAAGTTAGGATCAGCGATTTGAAAACCTGTTCGCTGATTTACAGGGTTATAGTCCCATATTGAGCTACGTGGTCGTGTCATCACACCATAACGCAAAGCGTCATACATGTGATCCATACTATTTGTGTCTACATCTTCGGAGTTTTTCCTGTCCAAAGGGAGACTAGGAAGTTGAGATATAAGGTTTGTGCAATTATTAAATATAACAAGGCGTGGTTCATTGGTATGTTCATCGACTTGGAGTCGTCTGTGTAATTCGTTTTTTCCTGCAACTCTACTTCCTCTACTTCTATCTGACGGTCGCCACTTACAACCTCTTACTATCATCTGCTCTGCTAGGCTAGGACCAGTGTCGCCCCTCTTGTGCCATAACGAGCTATCTAAAACTCCGTACTGTATTGTGCCATCGTCAGCTTCCATTTCTAAAATCTTATCAGCAAGATCAGAGGCTAGAACTTTTGACACCTGTAGCTCTCTGTATACAACAAGCTGTTCGGCAGGTGTTATGGCTAACCATACTACAGCAGAGTAACTTCCATAACCGTAGTCACACGCTCTAAACTTTCTCCAACTAGACGGTATCTTGTAGGGTTCAACAACGTGCTTTGTTCTGTCAAACTCAGGGAACGCTGCTCCTTCTGCTACGTCCCAATTACCATCAAGTAGTTGCTTCCTCTGATGCTCCGGCAACGATAGTAGCATTGCCTCATAGTCACCTGATTCAGCTAGATAAGGGTTGTCAAACAAATTAGCAGGTATGAAGCGTCTTCTAAACAGAGGTTGCCCCTCTCTGCTATGCCCTTGTGGAAATGTAATAACACTACCAGTTTCTGTATCCGTTGCCCAAAACGATGAGTTGGGTGGGGATGGGTCAATGAATGTCTTTTTTACCCATTGATGTCCTGGTCCTCCTGGGTTAGTTGTTGCCCTCATGTACAGTCCTAACGATTGGTCTGCACTTCTAAGTCGTGAGCGCATATAGTCCCAAGCGTAAGGTGTCGCCCACTGCGTAAGTTCATCAAAGCCTATCCAATTAAACGCTTGACCTTGATATCGCATCACATCTAAGTCACGGTCTAGGTATGACATCCAAAGTCGTCCCCCCTTAGGAGTCACCCACTGCGACTTTCTTTCTGACCACTTAATGCCAGGAATTGCTTTTGGATACAACTCCTGAGATTTTTGTATCAGTTCTCTTAGCTCTTCTGTTGTGTGTCGTACTAACAGCCCACTGAAGTTAGGATTGTTTAATCCTCTGAGTGGATCGGCTAACATGGCAAACGACTTGCCACCTCCTGCTGCTCCTCCGTACAACACCTCTCGTTCTGAAGAGGCTAAGAAATCTGTTTGAGGTCCTTCGTTTGGTCGGAACAGAACATCTTGTTCCTGAACCTCTTGCGGTTTAATCTTTATTTCAGGCAGTTGTTCCGGCTGTGGTGTAACTACCTGTTCTACTTGTTTCGGCTTTCTCAATCTCTTGGAGCGTCTTTTTGAGCCTTCTGGCAAGCTCCCTCTTAATCGTAGTTGATTTTTTACGTCTTCGCTCAACGCTTATTCTCTTTTTTAATCCTACGTGAGATATGTAACGTCCTGTTTCTTTTGTTAGCCACGTTGCCACCTCTCTGTAGCTGTACTGTTGTAAATGTAACTTAGCCTGTTCTAGCGCATCAAGTTCTTCTTTTATAGGCAGTAGGAAGTCTACATCATCCGGATCTACCTCATAACCAAAGGGTATTGTTCTTGCAACTCTAGGTATTCTGTTCCAATCTTTTACTTCAATATCAGGTTTTGGAAGCGTCCAATATCCTAGATCTCTACTCATTCTTTCCTTCTTTTGCAGGAAGAACAAACAGTCCACCGGAAGATTCTACGTTTACCTTTTCTGTTTTAATTAGCCCTGCCCTGTCCAACAAATCTTTTGCTGCTGTCATCTTATCTCTTATGCCTAGCTCTGTCGGATCAATAAGTGCATTACCCATTGCCATTGCTGCCTTTGGTGCAACGTAAGCCATATACTCTTTTGTTGCTTCCATTATCTCATCTTTTAATGGCTTCACAACTTCAGACAAACGTGTCTCGTCAGAGTATCCTGCCATCTTCTTAGCTAGTCGTGCATCACCACCTGCCTCGTCAAACAGTGCTGCTAAAAACTTCTGTTGCTTTTCAGTTAGATTTTTTGTCATTCTTCTTTTTGTCCTTAAAAGCTGATTGATCGTGTCGTGGATCTCTTGCCTGTTCTATAACTTTTTTTACCCAATCACCGTTTTCACCTGTATTCCTACAATAGTCACATCTGTCATCTTCAATGTGATGCCCACAAACTTCACATGTAGGCTCATACAGCACTAGGTCTTTTCTCCTCGTTTGCCACCCTCTTCCGTAAACAATTTTACTGTTTCCTCAGGCACACACATAATCTGTTCAGGTGGTCTATTCCCATACTCTCTGATTAAAGCTTTGGCAAGTTTAAAAGGATGATCACCTATAAATTTTTGGCACGTAGCTACGTTGTGAAAATGTCCATGATCTAATGGATTGTTAAATATAAATACATCTTTTGTTCCGTCTGTATATACACCAGACATTACTGCTACTATGAACCATGCTTTAGTAATCACTACTTTACTTTCCTGTACGCTCGTGTTTTCTTTGCGATGCCCTTTGGCTGTTTGACAAATTGCTTTCCTGCCTTTGTGCCTTTTCTTTTAGCTCTAGTTGTCGCTGCGTACTCCTGTGGTGATAAAGCCTTGATTGCAGCTTCAGGAAGATAGCGTTCTCCAGTTTTGCTACTGGGCTTACCACTCTTTGTTCTCCACTTTTGCTTTGACCATGCTTTTAAACTACGTTGACTTTTTGCGAGTGCCATGCTTTGCCTTTAGTTGTTGCTTCGCCCTCTTAGCTATTCCTGCCTGTTGGGGCTTGCCTCCATATTTACTTCTTTGTTCCATCACTGTAAGTATTTGTATCTTACGAGCGTAGGGTTTATTTATCTTCTTTACCTTTCGAGCCGTAGCTCGTGCATCAGCAGGAGTCGCATACTTTATACGGACGGTATCTCTTGGATTTTCATCTGTATAAAGTCTGCGTCCTGATCCTTTAGGCTTCTTGCCTGTACCAACTTTAGGGTCTTTAGCGATAGCCGCCACC